CTGTAAACGAATATTGATTCCCCCACGAATTGTCTATTCTTTCATCCTCCGATTCAACGCTTGTTTGGTCTACCATTATTCTTCTACCACACGAAACTGCTGGAATGGTTGACTGAGACAAACAATCAATATGTAGTTGAACTAAATTTTCAGAAGGAACACAATCCCCATCTGTAAATATTATGTTTTTGTATTCTGGAAAGTTTTTACCAACATAATCAATACCAAAATCTCTCGTCATACCAGCCGAAAAATTAGTTCCTTCTGTTTTAATCAAGCATTTTATATTTAATTTCGTTCTCTGTTTCAAAAACTCTTGACGAGAAGTATCTGAACATCTATCAAAAACAAACAAAATTAAATCAGGAATGATTGTTTGCTTTTCATATCCTTTTATTATTTTAGATATATTATCCGCTTGGTTGTGCGACGGAACAATTACAATATTCAAAGAACAACCTTTCAAATAGAGAGTTTTTTAGTGTATTGTGCGTATGCTCTTGATTTGTTTATTATAAATGGGATTGATAACGACATTGAATTTTCTCTGGAATTTATAAACAACTTACAATCTTTAGCAATAACTGTAACTCTTGGTTCGTATTTATTTATTGACCCAATTAAAGAATCCAAAAGACGTTCACCACTTTGAGTTGTTATGTTCCGAAAAACAGTTGCCATTAAAACCGAACCAAACTCCGGCTCAAATACACGCTCTCCTGGAACTGTTAAGATGATATTTTCAATAGATTGTAGAATTGCTTTAGAGTCATAAACATCTGAAACTGTCAGAGACTCTTTTGCCAAATCAATAGCATAATTATCAACAAAAAATCTGCTCATTAGGCAATTCCCTCATCAGTTAAGTAACGAACATTTACAGGTCTGTTTATCAGTATAGATGTAGTTGATGTGACATTTGTAGTATCAGAAGTCTTAACACCTTCCAATTCAGAATTCTTATTCTCTTTCTTTATTTCCGCTTTAACAGCATCAAAATTATCTTTGGAATTCTGAGCATCTTCAGATATTTGTGCGAATATTGCTTTAGTGTCTTCTAATGAATCGGAAAAAGCTTTTGTTATTTTTTCTCTTGACACCTTCCAAGTCGCAGCTAAAGAAGTTAACGACTTCGGTTGTTGTCGTTCACAATCCATCTTATCGCCAAAATCATCCAAGAAGTTCTTTGTAGAAACCGCGAAGTCGCAAGTAGCAAACGCACAATCCATAAATGGTTCTACATCATCGTTTATTATTTGAAGAATATATGACATCAGTGTTTCATACTCTGCGATTTTTCTTTTTATTAAACGACCAATATAATGATTGTCTAACCAAAAATCTAAATCCAAATACTTTTCAAACTGTTGAAGATAGGCAAGTAATGAATTTATCATATTATCAATGTAATTATTAAGGAGAGTTGTTACACTTAACCTACAAGCAATGTATTCAAACAATTCAAAATTGCTATTGATTGATACTCCATAAATTCCAAACGATTCTAATGTCTCTTTTTTAACTGGATTTGGGCCAAATATTTCGTCAGCCAAGCCTTTAGGAATAACCCCAAACTCTATTAATTTATTGACAGCAGGCATACAAGAATACAAAAGCGAACAAAATGATTTTCTTGCTTTTGAACTATCAATTTTTCTAAGGTCAAGATAAGACTTAATTAGGTCTGCTATCTCCTTAGCATATTTTACCAAAACATCATTTACAATATTCTTTAACTTCTGAACTAATTGTTTTAGTTGAGTTAGAACTTTTCTCGGAATATCTTTCAAATTATTCAATAGAGTAATAAGAGAAAACCAAGTATCCCTAAGAATATCACATACATTTTTTTCAGCATTACTCATAACATTATTTAGAGTTTATGCTTAGTTAAGTCATCTTTAATAATTTGAGCATTTGTCATACTTGCCAACGTAGACGAATATGCTGGTTCAACTAACAATGAAGATAGTGTTGTTCGTATAAGTGCTAATTCGTTCGCTAAAGAAATAATAGCCGAGTGGACATTGTTCGCGTTGCTAAGATTTGGATTCTCTGATGTGTTTTCAAAACTAATATTAACAGCGGAATCTACAGAACCATTCAACCCATCTCTTAAACCAACTAAAATTGATTTGGTTATAGAATCAACAATAACTTCTAAAGGAACAGCTGCTGATAATGTTCCAAATCCATTCTTGTATTGAAGTATGTGTCCCTCATTACGTTTGTTCACAGCTTCACCATTAACTAATTGTTCTGAATAAATTCCAGAATCAATTAAATTCTCAATACAATCCGAATAAACTGGATTGATTGGAGGAGTTTTCTTAAAATCATAAAATCTACCAACAACATATTCACCATTTATAGACATTACTCTTCCTCCACATTATTAAATCCACCAGAAGGACCAATCAAATCAAAATATGTTGTTTTATTCGTAGGGTCAAGTAATGCTCTAACTTCAGCAGCTGGAATTTTAGATGTATGTATAAATGATTTTCCTTGAGGAGTGGTTGGGTCAATGGTAGTTCCAAATACAGGTTTCTTAATATTTGAACCATACAATGTATCCACATCTTCAATTAAAGCATCGTATTTCGCATTGATTGCTTGGGAAGAATCAGAAATCTCTTGAGCCATTTTCTTTTGTGTAAATGCTACAGCTGCTGGGCCAGATACAGCCAACTTAGTTTGTTCAGTTATAGAATTGTATTTCTTTGTAATTTCTATAGTAGAATCAGAAATCTCTTTAGCTTGTTGTGTTTTTAGAATAGCTGTCTGACGAATCAATTCCGCTTGTTTTATTGGGTCTTCTGTTTTCAGAACTGCTGGACCAGAAACGTGTCTACCTTGATGTAAAGCTCCTGTAAGTGGGTCAAACATTAACGCATTAAAAGGACCACCAAGAGCAGAAGGTTGAACTGATAAAATTGGAGTTCCCAAATCACTACCAACATTTATTTCAAAATTTGAAGATTTTTCAATAGCATCAGAATCTGGAATACCATCAGCAGTTACTATATTTGTTGGTCCTGTAGCAATATCAAACGTTATGTTGTTTGAAAGAATGTCACAACTTAAAGCTTCAATTGAACATTTTTCTTTTGCTTGGATTTTAGTTTCCCCACCAGCAATAATATCACAATTACCATTTACAGCAATCTCAGCATTCTTCAAACTCTTTATTTTGGTCGAACCATTATTAACAATATTCATATCTCCAAAACCCGATAGATTTAAATTGTTTGTAAAGATGTTTATATTCCCAAATGGATTTGTTATGTTGAAATTTCCTCTAAGATTTAATGTCATATCACCAACATCTGTAGAGTCGTTGGATATTTCAATAATTCCACTTTCAAATACTTTTACAAATACTCCATTGTGTGTTTTTAATGTATATTCGCCTTTAGCTCTGTTGAACTTTGAAAAATCGCCTTTCTCAGTTTCCCAGAATATCATTGAGTTTGGATAATCTTCGGTCTTGTCAGCTTCAAACTTTTGATTTGAAATATCCAATGTCTTTGAAAAATATCTTGGTTGATAAATGTCATTATCGTCGTAATAAACATTAACAACCGAACCCAATTCAGGAACTATGAACGAACCCTTGGTTCCTACAAATGAAAAATCTGGCAATGACCAAGGAAGCATCTCAGTTTCAATATCATCATACAAACCCATCACACGAATTTTACAACGACCAATTCTCTCAGGGTCATTATTATCTTCAACAACTCCATTATATCTTTGGTCATATTTAACACGCAAATCCATATCAACAAACGACCGAAGTTTTTTAATTAACGAATCCGATAAATTCTCTTTCACTTTTCAACTCCAATCAGTTTGGGCTTAACAATACCATCGTTTTTTATATTAAATCCATTTCTAAACAAAACCAAAACCATTGTGTAATATCCACCAACATGAATATTATGATAAATTCCACCCACCAAATATTCACCCGAATGGATATCATCGATACCAACATTCCCGGTTTCTATATCTTTCTGCTTAACAAACGAAACATTTATCTTATCCATCAAATCAATTTTCATGTTTGGTGATATCGTTATAGTTGTGTAATATGAAAATATATTCTTTTTCAAATACAAATTCTGACTAAATGCTAAAAGATAATTGTCATGGACGTTGGAGTTCTGCATATTAAATGTAATGCTGTTATAATTTCCAGTTGTTGGTTTTTTGTTTATTGTATTTGACAATGGATGATAATTAAAATCAACAACAACGTCATTAAAATTAGTAGCATCAAAATAAGTGTAATCAAACCGATATCCACCCGTTCTATTTTCAATCGGCATATTATCAACAAATGTATAATCGCTCTTAAAGAATAAAATCTTGTCTCTATCTTTTTCTGATATCAATGACGAAATAACTTTATCTTGAGTTCCAGCATCCATTGCTAACAAGTCGTTATTGATAGCTACGAATTTTTGTTTTTGGGAACATTTTGTTTTTAATGTAGTGTAATGAAATCTATTGTTCTTGTTACAATAGATAATCGGCATATCTTTTTCTTGATAAAATGAACGTTCAGTTATATTCTTAATAAATGAAGAATCGTGAATACTTATTTGATACCATATTTGAGAATCATTTGATTTAACTTCTTCTACATATGTTAGTTGTTTGTTCTTTGATACAACTTCTCCAATAACTTCCGAAGATGTTCCACGATATGCTGTTTGTGATACTTCACCAAACATATAATCAGTTCTTTGGATAGCTACTAAACTGACGAAATACATTGAATTGCCTGGAGTATTCTTTTTAACAGCTTTGTTGTTCAAAATATCAAATTCTATTTCTATCGGGTTCTCTTCTTTGTCTTTTGAAAGAATAACTTTAAGAACAGAACCATCAACAATTGGATATTCTTCTACAAACAATCCATTATCAACAAATTCCAAATCCAATTCAACAGCAGTATCAAAAATAAACTCTCTCATTGAAAGCGATTGAATTTGTTGTGCTCCAATTTCTATTCCGTTTATAAAAGCGCGGCAATAATATTGAGCACCTTGAATGTTTGTATCTTGTTGGTTCATTTATAATTCCGAGCAAAGCTAAAGAAATTATCAATATCTCGCTTGCTGGGAATATTTATGAATTCTGTAAGTTTAACTGCGTCCGGATATTTCTCTTCTTGTTCATCATCAATAGCAACATCATTCCAAATGTCTTCTATTTCTGGGTTACATTTAAGAATAATCCACCAATAATCTGTAACCCCAAAGAACTTTAATGAAATCAAATCAGGTCGCATATAATCATTGTATTGGATTCTGTATTGTATAAAATCGTCACGAAATTTGAATTCGTTAAACGCACTATTAACCAAATCCTTTTCCATCAAAGAATCCGAAACTTCACTTTTATAATAGTTTGTTCTTGAATATTTCATTTATCTTTCTTACCTGTAATGTTATTCCAAGCTTTCCCAATGTTCTCTGCGATACCAGCAACTGGATTCGAATTTTTATAATCATCTATTACAACTCTTGATTGTTCTGACGAAACTGTAAATCCTGGTCCAAAAATCTGATTTTGAGTATCTACAGAATTATTCTCAGGTGTTCCCGTTGCTAATGCCAACGAAGAATACAAACTTTCTACCTGCAAATCAAAATCAACATATGTAGGAAATGTCTTACCTTCTGATTTTGTAAATTCTTTTGAATATGTGAATGAGCAATTTGTCAAAACCATCTCTGATTTTTTAAAATGAGTTCCCCAACTAATTCTTAAATGAGGAGGCATTCTTGAAGTCATGTCGTCTGTTATATTTTGTAAAACTGAAACTGTAGCTGCACCAACACCATTATTCCAATATTCATAAGCACCATCGCCCAACAAATTCCCAACCTTACCAATAGCTGCACCAACAACTTCTATCGAATTCGTCTCTAACATGAAATTTTCACGGCTCATTATTGGCAAACAACATTTTGTAAGTAAATCACATCTGGAAATAATATCAGGGTCGTCATATGCTCTAAATTTCAAATTTAATTGAACATATGATTTTCCGGGAGTGAACATTTTCTTTGAACCATATCCAGAATAAAATGACGAATTTCTTTGAGTAGCATCAGCAAACATTTTGAAAAATTTGCTTTCAGGGTCAGACCATCCAAGAATGTTCGAATATTCTGCCTGAACAGAATAACTAAAAGCCTCTTTAGAAAAACCTTCAATTTTTGTTAATGCGTCACCTTCTATTTTATTAGGCTTCAAAATTTCAATAACAATCTTATGCTCTTGAGCAGCACCCAACGTTTCAGGAGTTACTAAATCTCCAGTTCCATCTCCACCAGTGTTTCTATAGATACTCCAACTCATTATTCACCGCCGAATTCAGATTTAACTACATTTGCTAAAGCTGGCATGAAAGTATTTATCCAAAAATTAGAGTCTGAATAAATATCATATTCTTCTCTAATTTCTGGTTGAGCTATTTCCATTCTTCCAGATTTTGCGGCTGTTCTAATTTTATTAGCATGATAAGCCGGAACAATTATTTCGCCTTGGTGAACAAATGCTTCTTGGTCTTTTTCAATTTTCCACGAACCGATATCAAAAGACTTAACAACTTCTTTCCCCGGAACAAATCCTTCTTTTTTCTGAAACGCATCTATAATTTTTTGTCTGGTTGGTTCATCAAATGAAGATAATATACCATCACTGCCAGCAACAGCAATAACAGCCTTCGCATAGGCAACTGGGTCATTTTTATCTTTAGCGGGTGCGTATCTTTGTAATGCCTGTGATATTGTTAAATTCTTATAACTCTTTGCTTCAAATAATTGCCGGTATAATGCTTTTCTACCAGACTCATACGAATCAAAAACTAAAAACTTACCATTGTCAGTATCCATAGAACCAATAACTCCTGGACCATTAATATTTGCTGGTATTGGGCGAATATTTCCTGGATTGTGCGCTCTCCAGTTTATATTTCCAGTTCTTTCTATAAGAGCACCGTCAGTTCTCTTCAACGTAAGAGTTCTACCTTTTGATGATACGATTTCAGAAATACCTGTTTTAATTCCAACTGACGACATTAACTCTTGTTGAGGTGTTGTTGTATCCAAATTATCACCTACAGAAGTCATTGTTTCTTTTTTCTGAGGTGTAATATTTCCTTGCTGATTTGTTACATTGTCAGCTGGAGACATTGATTTTGACGGTGTTGTTTCTGAAAAATAACTTCTAATCTTCTTCATATCATCAAAGAAAACTTGAAATGTCTTATCAATTTCTCTCTGCTGTTGAATCTGTTGTTTTTTCAAAGATGCTCGTTCTTGAGTTATCTTTTTTTCAACTTCTCTATTTTGTTGAACATTTGGCACATATGTCTCTGGTTGTCTTTCACCAACAACATATGTTTTATTTCTAACAACTGATCCGCCTGTCTTTCGTGTTGATATTGCTACCTTACCAACATTAGGAACAATCATATAAATGTTCCCATTTTCAACAACAATCTCTCTTTGTCCACCAGTTTTTGTATTTAATTTATATGTCTGTATTCCTGGAAGTTTTGGGTCTGTTGATTGAATGATTGGATTTCTTCCATTCATTGCTGACAAATATTTTCCTGTAGAACTATCAACAATCGGCTTCCATTCATCACCTGAGTTATATTCCCAATAAATGTTTTTGTAGTCTGAGAAATTTGGACGAAGTTCTACCATCGTTCCTTTGCTTCTCTCGACATCAATCAATTGTTCAGTCTTGGCAACTTTTTCTCTCGCTTCACCGATATATCCTTCAGTTCGGCCATTTGTTTCTTTCATCTTATCAGAAACTAACGACATAGAAGTTCCAAGAGCAAATAAAGCAATTCCTAATGGTCCTGGGAGAAATGAACCAACAACGTTTATAGTATTTCCAAAAGTGTTCATCAACATAGCTGACAAAGCACCTTGAGCGGCTAACTTATCTCCTGCTTGGGAATATTTTGAATAATCAGCAAGTCCTGTCTTAACACCTTTTACCAAATCATAGATAGACATAACAGCACCAATAACAGGTAATGCTTTTCCACCCAATTTAGTAGCACCTTTTAACAATCCTCCAGCTTTTCCTACAAGACCACCTAATTTACTTCCGATTTTAGCAATTCCACCTATTTTTGAAAGTGTTGGAAAATATTTGGCTATAAGTGAAGAAATGATTCCTCCACCTAAAGCAGCGGAAATCAAACCGCCGATATTCCCAAAGAAACTTCCTGAATCTTTTTCTTCTTTGACTTCACCAAGATTCATGTTTGGAGAATTTGAAAGATTGTCATTGATTCTTTTTAATATAGCTATCTTTTCCGTTTGATATTCATTCTTCTTATCATCTGTTTTGTAAAAATCTTGAGATGATTGTGAAACTTTTTGTGTTTGTGATTTAATACCAAACAAATTAACTTTTGAAAATACAGCATTACCAATTGTTAAACTTGGAAATAGAAACTTAGCAGACGTGATTTTCAGAGTCTTTGGTTTCTCTTTTATTGTTTTTTGTTGTTTAGCAGGTTCAACAATTTTAGAAACAGACGAAACTAATTTCTTTTGAATTGTCTTTAATTTATTGGCTTCTTTTAACTCATTACCTTTTAAAGAAGTCTTTGTTTTATTCTTCAACAACCCCCGAAGAATATTATTAACTGCCTCAAATTCACTGATTTGATTGTCAATAATTTCCGAAGTCTTTTCTAATTCTTTTGCTACATTCTTGTGAGAGGTTTGCAGTTTGGCGTATTCGGCGTTGAAAAATGTTCTAATATCCATTAAGCAACCCCAAATATATTACCAATATCATATGTAACCATTCTGTTCTGAGTCTTTTCTGTCTTAATCATTGTAGCAAACTTCGGAACAAATTCATCAATCCAGAACTCTTTTCCTAATTGTGATTTTGTAACATATTGAGGAGTCTGTTTTGTATTAAATGGTTGGTTTTGTAATTTGGCTGTAGCTCGCAAAGCTTCAGATTGTGCCGCAGGAATAACCATTTCATCTTGGTGTAGAGAAACTTTCATGTCTTTTGGAACATTCTTGTCACCAATTCTTCTTGCTGGAGCTGCTGGGGAAGATGGGGGAGAAAAAATAGATTTGACATCTGGAATAAGAGGGATTTTTAGATCACCCAAACCAATAGCCTTCAACCCACTATTAACTGTCTCGGAACCAGCGTTAATAGCCTTCGTTCCAAAGTCCTTAACCACATCTACGGCGGCTCCAGCAACATCCTTAACTTTGCCTATAACTTTCTTCACACCCTGTTTAATCAATTCTAAAATATTAGACGGCCTAAAGAAATCAATCACCTTTTTGAAAGCGTCTGTGAAATATTTAAACAAGTTAGATGACTTTGAATTTTGTTCGCGAATCAAAGCAAACATACTTTCATACACTTTGCTGTTATTAGCATATTTGTCTGTGTGGCTTTGTAGTTTATGGTTTGGAACTATTCTACCTGATTCTCTTGGCTTGAATAATTCCGGTCCTTTTTCACCAACAATATACGGCTTTCCAGAAATAACTGGACCACCTTTTTCTCTCTGTTCAGCATTACCCATTTCATCAAAGTCTTTTGTAAACACTCCCGCTTTGATAGAATCGTAAATTGTATAACCAGCTCCTGCAATTAAAGCAGGAATTAATATTTTTGGATTCTTCAACAACTTTGCCGAATCTTTTAGAACACCTGAAGGTTTAAGTTTAGACAATGGTTTGAAAAGACTTCCTAATTTTTTGAATTTAGAAAGACCAAACAAACTTCCAGCAACGCCGCCAATTCCAGCACCGGCAGCACCAACAAACATTTTTGCTAAATTTCCAAGACCCCCAAACAATTCTCCGAAAAGACTTGAGCCGCCATTTGAAAAACTTAGTTTAGATTCAATACTTCTTAATAATTTTAACTCTTCTTCATTACCAGCAGATACATCATCTGTCCTATAAAAATCTTCTGATGATTGAGACTTCTTGTCAATATTAACAGGAACTTTGAAATTTTTAGAATTGACTATTAAATTTCCACGGACATTCAAAATAGAATTAGAAACATAAACCTTTTCTAATGAGTCTGTTTTCTCTTTCTTAACTGGCTTAACTAACTCTTTTACTGTCTTTGTTTTAGCTACTTTTTCAAGTAAAGCCGAGGTTGTTTTAAGAAAAGATGAAATGTTTGTTTCATTCTTCTTTTTCTTTTCTTTCTTCTGGTCAATGTCCGAATGAAAAAGATTTAATTGGTCAACAGTTGTTCTTATTGTCTTTGTTAACTTCTTAGCTTTGTCAGAATTCTTACTCTGAACATCATTTATATTTTTGGCAGCTTCTAACTGAGACGCAGCAATCTTGTTCGTTGCTGCTAATGCCTCATTTAACATATTTGTAATATCTGCAGGAGTTCCAGCCATATAGATATTTAGTTACAAATTAAATTCTATCAGTCCACCAAGAATTGAATGGGTCTTTTGGAGCACATTCTGTAGCTCCTGGTTCATATAAGAATTGTTTTTTCTCATCGTCAATAATATCATTCAATGCGTAAATATCTTGAACATTTACTCCCGAAGCAGATGTTGTAATATAATCACCCATATTAAACAACTCCTCACTTACAAGATATCCTTTGTTCTTGAATTCAATCAGTTGTAGTGTCCAAGTATGTTTACCTTGAAGAAAGATATTATCTTCTTCTTTTACCATATTGACTTCGTAAAACTTATCATTATATTTCGCATAAACAATATCCCCAATCTTAGGAGAATAACTTGGATAGAATCCTGATGTTCCTGAAGAATGGTATTGAGAAGCTACAGTGAAATGAATCATACTAATGTAGATTGAAAAATTATCAATAACAATAGTCCCCAAAGAAGAAAACATTTTCTCTTCTTTAGGAAGTTCATAATGAGCATTATAATCAAATGCTCTTTGAATAACTCTCGCGTTATCCTCACCATATAACTTATCTGCTGAAATAGAAACTGTGTAATATCGCATAGGAACAGCGTGGTGATTGAATCCTTCCATTTGAAGAACATCATACAACTCACGCTCACAATCATACGCAGAAACACACTTCACGAAAAAGTTTTTATTTGGTAATGGATTCCAATCATCATAGCTCATACTTCTATTTACTTCTTCCCCAACATATCCATCAAATTAACATTACTCTTGTTTCCTGACATACTCTCATTTCTCTTCTGAATGTAATTATCAAGACGCTCTTTCAAAGATAGAACTTCATAAAAATCTCTATCTTCAATATTAGTTATATGAGCATGGATAGCCAAAGAAAACTCAATGTCCAGTATTTGGTCTATGGTTATACTTGGGAAGAAAGAACTCAGAGTGAAATCGAACCTCAATTAGGTTTTCCTCCTGACAAGTCTGATTTGAACAAGCAACAGGAATTACAGGAGATACCCCAATTTCAATATCATCCATATAAGACTTGATGAATGAGAAATCTTCAGGGGTCAAATTGTTCAAATACTCATAAACATACTTCAATGACATTTCTTCACCATTGATTGTTTTTACCATAGTAGCCATTGAAAGAATCTCTTCATCCAACTGTTGAGCGTTGTTCTTGTTCATCCTCAACATATGAGATACTTTATTCTCATCTTTGACTTTTGGAAAACAAATTCTCAACTTATCATCTCTATTCAAAAGAGATAGCTCATTATCAACATCAAATTCTTTCTCATTCAACGAAACAATATTCAATTTGTCCATTGTAAACATGTAGTTATTCTTAGCACCACAATGTTGACAAATATACTCAGTTGAATAACCTTCATTCTTGTAAGTATTTGCCCGAAGCCAGAAAAGAATATAAAGCTTATCGGCAACATATAATTCATCAACCGAAATTCCCGTAATAGTATTCTGAAGAACTTCATTGATAATAAATGAGAAATTAGATTCATTCATACCAGCCAACAGTTTTGTTTCTTTTACTGTTAATGGACGACCATAAATTACCGTTCCTTCTGGATATAACCGATAATCTGTTGGTACACCTTCAATAGGAAACATATTAGTCTTAGTGGTAATTGTTTCTTTTTGAACTGGTTCTTCCTGGAATTCTTTTACCAGAGGAGTTCTTTTTCTTGGAGTTGACATATAAACCTTTCTATACTGCTATTAGTATATATGAGGTAAATTAAGGCTTCTTTTTACCAAAATATTCTAAAGAGTCTACCGAAGAAAATCCACGCTCCATTTGATTTATTGAACCGCGACCATCTACTTCATGAAAATGGTCAGCGTTGAATGTGATATCGTAGAAGATTTGCTTTCCATCTTCATAACTATAGTTTGCTGTGGATGCTTTCAAGTAATAACAATTCTTGAAATATACTTTTCTTACATTAGTTCCATCAGCTTGATAAACACTAACTACAATATGGTCAATTATTGTATTGTGATATCTTTTGTTGAAACCATCTTTATCTATGTTTCTTTCTACTAGTCTACGAATTAATTTATTAACAACTCCATCCGAGTCTTCTTCAAATCTAATAGTAAACTCAAATCCGTTATGGTCTAATATTGGAAATGATTTGACGAAAGGTCCAACTTGCTGGTCTTCTTTCTTAAATGAATAATTGGGCAACTCTACAGAAACCGCATGATAAGCATATAGCCCATTAAATACGGAAGCTGTAGAGTCAGATTCATCAAAATACACCATGAAATTGAATGACCGCTGAATGTCTTTTCGAATGTAGAAATTGGCGGTTCTACTTGTTAGTGAACCACCATCATTCAAAAAATTTCCACGGTCATCAGCCATGGATTAGCTCGCTGTCTCCTGAACATTTAGCTTCAAGGTAGGATTTGGTCCGCCGAGATATGGAGGATTGTCAGTATCACCCATCAACCAGAAATCAAACTGGAATGTGGCATTATACTTAACCGCTTCATTTGTGCTATAGTCAAGAGCAACATCATCAACATTCTGAAGCCAAGCGTTATAGAAATAAATGGAGTTGTTGAAAACTTCACCATTATATCTAACCGGGGTGACACGAATCATGTCGACATACGCATCTGACTTAGTTTGTCCACGCTTCTTTCCTGAATTGGAGTGACCCTTAGTAACATCGAAAATCATCTGATGCCAATTATAAAGCCAAATTCCAATTCCTTGAGATTCGGTTTCCTCAAATTGGATAGAAGTTGTGTTTCCAAAAGAAGGCTTTCCGGGGAAATACTGCTTCATCGCACCGAAATTAGATTCGATAGCTTCATGACCGCGCTGAGGAATTGTAGCATTCCGAGCACGAAAAGTAATATCCTCAGACTTCCAATTGGTTCCAAGAGCCGTATCATATCCAGGAAGCTGCTTGTTTGTGAAGTTCATTATCTCAACTTCAAACATGAACGAACGCTCAATATCAGCAAAATTCTTGATATTTCGTCCTTCAATAAACATGGGAGAAATTCTTGCCATTTTACTTTACTCCTTACTCGCTGACCGTGACGGAATCAGCGGTTATTATCACTTTAAGATTTATGTATTCAATCGCATATGTTGGCTGAATATATAAATCAACATTCAAAATATTCTGAGCAATAGAAGTTGGTGTATTATTGGAATCATCAACAACTGCTCTAAATGATTGGACACCTTCACCAGTCTTAACAGCCGACATGAAGTTGTTAATCAAACTGGTTACCCGTTCACGAGTCTTAGCAGAGTTTCCTTTGAATAGGAAAGCTGCAAGAATGTTTTCTACGTTTCTTTCAACATACAAAAGCATACGACGAACGTTAATTCTGTCTCTTGCGGTATTCTTTAGTTGAGCAGTCTTCTGACCCCAAATATATTGAATTCCGGCAATACGCTTAACACAATTGATGTTGTAACGCTCATATAAGTTACCGAGGTCAATATCATCAAGTTTGATGTTTTGCTTTGCGGCAGGAACTCCACCAAAATCTTGTCCAGCCGGAGCATCCCAACGATTTGCTACACGGTCTGTTCTTGCGATAACCGAAGCGGCAAAAATTGAATTAGGAAGCCAAACACGAACAGAGTTGTATGGGTCAAGAATCTGCTGCCAACCAACATACTTACCCCAATAAGAAGGATTTGAAACCGAACCCGAACCAACTCCAGCGGAATCGGCGGCGACAATTTGAGCCTTTGTTGTTGCTGTTAAACTCCCAACGTTGGCTACCGCAAATACATCCATTCTCTTTGAAACAACACTATCAACTGTCGATGCCAAGTTAACATCAACAACGTTTCCCGAAGCAACGCCGTTGTAAGGAGTTACGTTGAAAATGTCAATAGTTTCAGATGATTTGTTTCCATAAAAACTCCAAGCTGCATTGATGCTTCCGGTTGAAGGAGTGTTGAATGTTCCATCATCTCCACCAAGCAAAGGTAAATATGTTGATGTATAAGAAGGAAGAACTCCATTTGAACGAACATAAATGTAGCTGGATTTTCCGTTAATTACTTCATCAACAAACAACGTATTTCCGGAATTGTCAAGAATAGCGAAGTCATGAGAAACATAAAACGTTTCAGCAGGAGATGCGGAAATTGAAGACCAAATCTTTTGGAAATCATCCGCAGAATTCTTAACATAAACATTCAATTTGAAAATAGAACGCCACTTCGCATTTGCCGCCGAAATATTAGCTGGGTCATCATAGCGATATTTCCAATCTACCAATCCCGATGTCGAAAGCGTATCAATATGGGATGTGATAACTGAAATAGCAATATTATTTCCCCAAATACCTGGAGCGTTAGCGTGAATTTCTAATGGAGCTACTGGTTCTGGGGCGAAATCACCAATATCATCCGCAGAATAACCCTCAGCATATCCACTAATTGCTGAAGTTGCTGTAGCAGTTTTCGCTAATGAAGTTGCTGATGCCGGTTGTGCGGATGTTCCTGAAAGACCAACGCCCGAATAAACTTCTGTTCCATTTGTAGCACGAACGAAATAAACATTTGAAGTTTCTTTCAAAGATTCGCGAGCTGCATAGATACCATAATCAATTATCTGAGTTCCTGGAACACCACCAGATACAAGAGGAGCACCGAACAAACTAATTAATTCCTGCTCACTCTTTACTAAAACCTTTGAGTTGACAATTCCTTTTCTGGCCAATCCAACGGTAGCAACTACAGTGCTGTTATCTACAACATTCACTTGTGAGTTATCTACTTCTGTAGTTACTATGCCAGGAAGACCTGTATACGCCATATTGTATTTTCTCCTACTTTATATCTGTATTTATAATCTTAGAGAAATCCAAATCCATTGTCATTATTTCCAAAATTATCACCATATCCACCATAATTTCCATACGGACTTCCATAATTATAATCTTCAAATCCATTACCAACAACATTACCATCCATGATAGCAAAACTTGAAAATGAATTCTTTTCACCATCTTCTGATTTTGTTTCTAAACCATCAAAGAAATCAGTTGTCACATAATATAAAGCCCAAATCAAAGAAGAAACACAATCATCGTTCTCATTCTGTCCTTCAGCGTGAAACACATTAGGAGAAACTTCAATGTAACGAGAAAGTTCATAAATGGTTCTCTTGTCACATATTTCAAGCCAACCGTTCTCAATATATTTCTTTAGAAGCATGTTCCCTTCTAACTTTGATTTTCTAGTAGCTCTAACCCCCAACCCCTTCTTATCACAATTAAGCAAACGTTCAAAGTTCTTCTTATTCCACAACTCAGAACAAAACAATTCCCCAACGTCATTAGATTCCGCCATAACTTCGCACTCATTGTAGAAGTCCGAAATACCAATAGTAATATCAACCAACTTATCAATTTTTATGTAATTGGAACGGAAAACAGCAACCTGCTTAATCTCAGCAACATTGTTTATTCTTAAAACTTGAATAACCGAATAATCATTTCCAGAACCTTTTCCTGGGTCAACTCCGATAATATACTTCTCACCTTCTATAGGCTGCTCATATATTTGTAAAGCTCCAGAATAATGAGAAATGTCAATAGGTTCCTTCGGAGTCAATTCCTCTAATTTATCAGCTTCTATTAGCTGAGAAGATGAACCAAGAAAACGGCAGTCAAATTCTTGAGAAAATTGTTGCTTAGAATATCCACTTCGTAAAATCCCTTCTTTCCACTCTTCGTCTCTATCAGGATGTAAATGCCATGGTAGTTTAACAGAATAAAAATCATTCTCCCCAATAACACCCGCTCGATATATTGTATAAAAATGGTTTAATCCGTTTGGAGTTGAAACCATTATAATTTTTCCATTTTTACTTGATGATATTGTTGGCATTACTGACGCTTGAAAATCTTCCCAAATATAATCCGCGATCCAAGCTGATTCGTCAACAAAACAGCAATTTATAGAAAAACCACGAATTGAGTTTGATGATGTTGATGATGCTAATATACGAACACCATTTTCCAAACGAATTGTTTTTTTATTATATTCTATAACACCTCGCTGCATCCAAAGTGGAAGTAGTTGATATGCCATCTGGATTCTTCCCAAAATTTCAATGGCAGTTGCTTCTCTATTAGCCAACACAGCTATCGTATAATCTTTTCTAAATAACATTTCGTGAAGAAGATATATCGTAGTTACCGTAGTTTTTGACATCTGACGAGCAGCAAGTATACAAACATGCTTTTTGTTATTTGGTGGATTTTTTATAACCTTAATTAAACTTTTCTGAAATCCCCAAAGTGGTATTTTTATCTTACCTTTGTCTAAGTTTTGAATATAAAAATAGTTCTCAGCGAAATAAAGGATATCTTCTTTACATCTAATTATCTCTCTTATCATTTCTTGAGAATATTCAAAAGTCTCACCAGCACCTCTAAGAGTCGTATTACCATCGAACATAATTAAAACCTCATTTCAAAGTATATAGTATTTTGTTCTTACTTCTTATAATATTTTTTATAGATATTAGAAGTCAATCCAAAATCAATCAGAAGAACTTTTCCATTTTTCTTCCCCCAACTTGAGATTCTAACCATATCT